ACTAGAAAAGGAAAACAAGTGGCTAAACAACCCAAAAAGATTGCTAAAAAAACGGCAAGATTTAGAAAATATACGTAAGTTAACGGAGAAACTAGAATATGGCAGTAGTAGTACCTGATTTACCTGATTTGTTTGAAGAAGCATATTCAAGAGCAGGGTTAGAACTAAGAACAGGAAATGATCTTAGAAATGCTAGACGTAGTTTTAATTTATTAACCATGGAGTGGCAAAATAGAGGATTAAATCTTTGGACAATAGCATCTGGAACTTTATCTTTGTCATCAGGTACAGCAACTTATACAATGCCAACAGATACTGTTGATTTATTAGAACATCAGATAAGAACAGGAACTGGAACAAGTCAAGTGGATACAAATCTTACAAGGGTTAGTGTTTCAACTTATGCACAACAATCATCAAAGAATACGCAGGGAAAGCCTACACAGATATTTGTTCAGAGATTAGCTGGTTCTGTAACAGTTACAATGTGGCCCGTGCCAGATAGTGCAGACACATATACATTATCATTTTTTAGAATAGTTGGAATAGATGGTATATCATCAGGAATAGAAGGAACAACAACATCATTTGTTCCCCCTAGATTTGCGCCTTGTTTAGTATCGGGTCTTGCTTATTATATAGCTATGAAAAGACCAGAAGTATCTAACAGAGTAGCGCCATTAAAACAAGAATATGAATTTCAATTTGAATTAGCGGCAGGAGAAGACTCAGACAGTTCGTCTGCTAGATTTGTTCCTTACAATACTTTTTATGGAGGTTAATAAAATGAACAAAACTTTACGTAAAGAAATGAAACAGGGAGAGTGTAATGAGTGAAAGATCCATTATTAAATATGAAAAAGGAAAGCTAAGACGAACTGGCAAAATATTACAGTCAGACGGAACTATTAGAAAAGTGCCTGAAGAAGGAATAAAAAATATAAAACCTGTTAAGAAAAAAATGATGGGTGGTAAAGTTAAGAAAATGAAAGATGGAAAATCTGTGAAAACAGGTAGTGACTTTTTATCACAAGCGAAAGAGAAAATTAGTGGATTGGTAAAGCCCACCGGTAAAAAAATACCAAAAAGAAATTTTGTAGATGACGTAGGTAAAGTTGTAGGAATGACACCTGCTGGTTTTATAAGAAAGAAGGCTGCAAGCCTTATTTCCAAAGTTCCCGGAGTCAAAAGAAGTGTTAAAAAAGTAGCTGATAAAGCACGTTCTGTTGTAAGAGGTGTTCAACAAAGAAATGTAAAGGGTCAAGGATCAGGTAAATTTAATCCTCCAACTGTAAGACCGCCAACAGGTTCTGGTGGTGGAGGAAAGACAAATGTTCCTGCTTTAAGGAGGCCAACTCAAATTAGAAAAAGAAGCACAGCTCTTACCACAAAGCCAAAAGTTACAGCATTACCAAGACCAAGACCTAACAGGCTAGGTCAGGCATCTAGAAGAGCTGCTTTGATTACAGGCACATCACAATTGATAAAGCCAAAGACAGGAACGGCTAAATCTAAAACTATGCCTTCTGTTCCGAAACCAAGACCAGAGCTTAAAGTTAAGAAACCTACAACGCCAAAAGTTGAAAAAAAGACTTTACCTAAAGTTGTAAAGAAGAAAAGAAGTAACATTAAGGGTTCTTCCAGCTATGATGCACAATTTACTTACGATAAACTTAAAGAAAAAGGTGGTAAGAAATTTGCAAAAGCTAGAATGTCTAAAGAAAACTTTGCAAAGGTTACAAAAAAATCAGCAGGAAAATCTTTGAAAGCATTGCCACCAGCATCTGAGAATCCCGGTATTAGAAAACTTCCAACAGACGTTAGAAACAAAATGGGATACATGAAACGTGGTGGTAAAGTTATAAAGATGCGTGGCGGAGGTGCTGCGACAAGAGGCATGAACTTTAACAGAGGCTACTGATTGTCAAAGTTAATTTGTAATTTGCCTGCTATAGATGTATGGGTAAGAAAAGAATATTTAAGAGATCAAAAAGATGGTCATGGAAAGTTTGTTAAAGGTGTTTGGGTATCTTGCAAATCATTACCGGGTAGAGCTTTCTACTTTGAAACATATCTACCAGAGTATGGTGCGTTATTTGATAAACTCCCTATCAGTGCATTCTGCTCATCACCAGAGACACCAGAGCCAGACCTTGATTTATATAACCTTCAGTTTTGGAATTGTATGGACTACAATGTTACATGTATACAAAAGCAATTTATTGGTTCTATGACATACGAAGCGTACACAAGAGATGCCGGTAAAATAAAGGGAAGCTATATAGCAACTTTAGATAATTATCATGGTGATATAGATACAGTGGATTTTAGCACAAGTGAAACTCCACAAGAGCATAAATCTCATAATTTATTGGAGTTGGAAAATGGCCAATATTGCTTGTATCCAAATAATAGGATGAGAGTTTATGATAATAGTTTAACCCCAGAAAAACCAATGACACCTGATTTTCTTGTAAGCACAGAATATTATCAAGTAGAGAACGAAGGAAAGCTAGAAAGATTTGGCGACAGTAATGAATATTTTTATAAATCAAAGAAAGAAAAGTAATGGGATATTCAGCAGGTAAATACGCTTACGGAATATGTGACAAGACTGGTTTTAGATATCCAATAAAAGAGTTAGTATTTGAAATGAGAAATGGAGTTAGAACAGGCTTAAAAGTAGGATATGATGTTGTTGATCCAGATCATCCTCAAAACTTTCTTGGCAAGTTTAAGGTAGATGACAGTCAATCTTTATTAGACGCAAGACCGGATAGAACAGAGCCGGAAGCTGAAAGATTATTAAATCCAAATCCTTATACACATTCTGGATCTGGGGTTATTAATGTAAAAGAAACAAATCATGGTAGAACAACTGGAGACACAGTTAGATTTAGAAACTCTTTAGGTGTTGGCAGTCTTGTTACACAAACTGCTATGGAGCTTTCAACAGGTTACTCTATAACAGTTTTAACTGCCGATACTTATAAATTTACAATACCAAACATTTCTACTGGAGCAGAATCAGTTAATTATGCTGTTACTGTGGTTGGTGGCAATCCAAGTGATCATCCAAGTTATAATGTTGGATCTTCTAATAAATATGCTATTGATGGTAGTACAGCAACAGCAAATGTTCAATTAACATTTAAAGTTGGAAGCACATATAGGTTTACGTTAAGCTCAAGTGACATGTCTTCACATCCTTTAAGACTTTATCTTGACGCAGACAAAACTACACAATATACAACAGGTGTGACTTCTACTTCAACTTATACTGAAATAACGGTTGCATCAGGCGCTCCATCTACGTTATTTTATCAATGCAGTATTCATGGAAATATGGGTGCAAGAATAACAGTTACAGATGTAGATGAAGGATTAAACACAGATTTTGGAGGGTCTATTGCTTCAGCAGGCCCGGTTACATTGGAGAGTTAAATGAGTTTTACATTTGCACAATTGAAGACAGCAATACAAGATTATGTAGATAATTCAGAAACTACTTTTGTAAATCATTTATCTGATTTTATAAAAGCATCCGAAGAAAGAATATTTAAAAATGTAGACTTAGAGTTATTTAGAAAAAATGTTACATCTGCAATGACATCTTCTGATAAGTTTGTGTCAATACCAAGCGATTATTTATCATCATTTTCTTTACAAATAACAACAGCTGGTTCAGAAAGTTTTCTTTTGCAAAAAGATGTAAACTTTTTACAAGAAGCCTTTGATGGATCTGCATCAACAGGCTTGCCTAGATATTACGCTGTTTTTGATATAAATAATTTTATTGTAGCGCCAACGCCAAATAGTAATTATGCAATAGAGCTTCATTATTATTATAGGCCTACAAGTTTAACAGCAGGTTCAGATAGTGGAACAACATGGTTAAGTACAAACGCACCATTTGCTCTACTTTACGGATCACTTGTAGAAGCGTATACTTATATGAAAGGTGAGCCTGATATTATGCAACAATATGAAAAAAGATTTAATGACCAATTAGTTAGGCTAAAAGATTTAGCCGAAGCAAGAGAAAATTCTGATGCATATTCAGAAGGATTGCCAAGAGCAGTTAGAACTTAGAGAAGGAGTAAAAAATGGCAACAGCAAACGCAGCAACCAATTATCTTGAGAGAAGATTATTACATTATATTTTTAAAAATAATTCTCTCAGTTTTGCAAGTCCGGGAAACAGTATCTATGTAGGATTAGCAACAGCCGTATCTTCAGCAGAAACTGGAGCTTTCACAGAAGCAACATTTACGAACTATGCTAGACAGCAAGTTCCAGCTTCTGATTGGACAACCATAGGTGCAGATTCAACTGACACACAAACAGCTAAAAACACAAATGCTATTAGCTTTCCTGCGTCAGGCGGTACAAATAACACGATCACTCATGTGTTTATCGCAGATGCAGCAAGTGGTGGTAACACATTGTTTGTAGGTGCTTTAGACGCATCTAAGACAATTGAGTCTGGAGACATATTTAGAATTAATGCTACGAACCTAACTATAGAGCTTAAGTAATGGCTTTTGTTCTATCAGATAGGATAAAAGAGACAACAACCACAACTGGCACTGGAACTTATACTTTAGGTGGTGCAGTATCTGGTTTTGAAACTTTTACCGCTAATTTAAGTAATAGTGATACAACATATTATTGTTGTACTGATGGAACTGATTTTGAGGTAGGGTTAGGTACTTTTACTTCTTCTGGTACTACCCTTGCCCGTACAACTATTATATCAAGCTCAAACTCTAATAATGCTGTAAGTTGGAGTTCTGGCTCAAGAGATATATTTTGTACATTACCGGGATCTAAAGTTCTTGCTTTAGATGGTAGTGGTGATCTTACATTAGTTGGTGATGATGATAATATACAGTTCGATAAATCAAATAATGCTTTAGAGTTTAAAGATTCTATGAGAGCAATATTTGGGACTGGTGAAGATTTAATAATACAACACGCAAGTGGAAACAGTATTATTAGAGAAAATCAAGCAAATCCATTATTTTTACAAACTAACAATACAATACATTTAACCAAAAATCTAAACTCAGAAACAATGGCAAAGTTCATTGGTGATGGTGCAGTAGAACTTTATCACGACAATAGCAAAAAGTTAGAAACTACGAGTGGTGGCGTTACTATTACAGGAGCTTTGACTGGTGACGTAACAGGTGACGTAACTGGTAACGTAAGTGGTACAGCTGCAACAGTAACAGGTGCTGCTCAAACAAACATTACATCCGTAGGCACACTAACTGGATTAACTACATCTGGATCAATAAATTTATCTCAAACAAGTGGCACTGCTATAAAAACAACAGGTGGTCTTGCTAATGCTGATTTAGGTGTTCTAAGAGCAAGTGCTGGAACTGGTGGCAATGATTCACATGGTTTTACTATAAAATACATGGGTTCAAGAACAGGTAATAATAATTCTTACGCATTGTTCATGGACAATCAAACTGGAACTGACGTAGAGGCTATGACAGTTCTTCAAGATGGTAAGGTCGGTATAAATAATACATCACCTTCTGCTCCTCTTGATGTAAGTGGAGATGCAGAGATTACTGGCACATTAACTGCTGGTGAAGTTTCTGCTACTACACTTGACATAGGAGGCACAAACATAACAGCCACTGCAACAGAAATAAACAAACTAGATGGCGTAACTGCAACAACTACAGAACTTAACTATGTAGATGTAACAACACTAGGAACAGTAGAAGCCAGTAAAGCAGTAACAGCAAATTCTAGTGGCAACATAACATCATCAGGTAAAATAACGGCAGACAAATTAAGATTAACTTCAGGTAGCGATGTTAGTTTGAGTTCAACTAATCATGCTTTTCAAACAGGTTCAACATCAGGACTTAATATAGTAATGGATGGCAATGAAATAGTGGCTAGAAATAATGGTAGTGCGAGTACATTAAATCTAAATACGAATGGTGGTCTAGTAAGAATTGGAGATCAAAATGATGGTACAAATTTATCTGTAAATGGCAATGTAACCGCTGAATCTTCAGATGCAGGAGCTGATGAAGCTCCAAGTTTAATAACATATAGAAATTCATCTAGTCCGGCAGATAGTGATGAACTTGGTGAAGTAGTATTTAGAGGTCGAAACGATAACTCTGAAGATGTTGATTATGCTAAAATAGTTGGACAAATAACAGATGCAAGTGATGGCTCAGAAGATGGTAGAATAAGATTTTTTGCTAAAGTTGGTGGATCTGACCAGACCCATTTTCAAATAGGTTTTGGCACAACAGATATTTTAGGCAGAATGAGATTAACTGGTAATTCAATTTTTTCAAATCCAGTTATAATTTTTGAAGGATCAACTGCAAATAATAATGAAACAACATTAGCAGTAACAGATCCATCACAAGACAATACTGTAACACTGCCAGACGCAACTGGAACAGTATTAACAACAGGTAACTCAGACACACCAACAACCACAACATCAAGTAGTGATGCAGACTTTGTTTTAGTAGATGATGGTGGTACAATGAAAAAGATTACACCATCTAATTTAGGAATAACCTCTGGTGGTGCATCAAAAGGTTTTGCCGTAGCAATGGCTATAGCGTTATAGGAGTAAAGAATGGCACAAGACTTTGAACGAAATACCTCAAACGCAGTTGGGACAAGTGCTGTCACACTCAGAACAGCAAACTCAGATGATGCTATAGTAGGAATAACAGTAGCTAACGTCACCACCTCACAAATAACTGTAGAAGTTTATATTAATGATGGTTCTAATGATATACATATTGTTAAAGACGCACCAATACCTGCTGGATCAAGTCTGCAAGTTCTTGATGGTGGTGCTAAGATCGTTATGGTTAGTGGTGATGCATTAAAGGTTAAGAGTAACACAGCAAGTTCTGCTGATGTATGGGTGTCAGTTGTAGACACAATTAGTGAATAGGAGTAAGTCATGCCTTTAATTGGTAACGATATATCACCAGCTTTTGAGAGCTTGCCAACAAGGCAAGAGTTTAGTGGAGATGGCAGTACAACAACATTCACATTAAACCAAACTGTAAGTTCAGAACAAGATATTGTTGTATCTGTAGATGGTGTTGTGCAAGAGCCAACTGGAGCATACACAGTGCCAGATGGAACAACTTTAACTTTTACTGCCGCACCAAGCAACAACTCTGGTAATAATATTTTTGTCATGTTCTTTGGCAGAACTTTTGGAACAATTACACCAGCCGCAGAAAACAAAGGTAATTTTAAATCTGGTGGTATATTTAGAACAAACTCTCAAACTTTGACAGCTAATGCAACTATATTAGCGACAGAGAATGCACAAGTAACAGGTCCGTTAACAGTTGCATCTGGTGTAACTCTTACAGTTGAAAATGGCGGAAGATTGGTGACATCGTGAGTGAACTTAAGGTAGATAAGTTTACAGGAGTAGGCACAGCAGGTTCTATAGTCGTTACAGGTGAGGGTAACAGTACAACAACTAACTTACAACAAGGTCTGTGTAAACATTTTAATTTTTATAATCAAAACTCTGAGACTGTTTTTGATTCTTTTAATCAGTCTTCTGTAACAGATAATAGTGGTGGAGACTATGTTACAAATTTTACAAATTCTTTTTCTAATGTAAATTATGGTTCTACAGGTGCTGCACAAAGACAAAATTCTACTGGTAGAGGTGGAAACTATATTATGATAGATAGTGCCTTTGATTCAAGTGATTCACTAGATAGTGGAATTGCTTTAGCTACAGGAAGCAGAGCTTATTTAACAGGATATGGTTCAACTGCTGCGGCAAATGGTGGACATCAAGACCAAACTTCATCAGTATCATCACACGGAGACTTAGCGTGAGTACCATTAAGACAAACACCTTAACAGGCACAACTTCAGCAGGTAGCATTA